CAGGAATTGTTGTTTCTACTGAACTGTCAAATGCTAATGTATATGATGCTCCTGCTTCAAAAAATATTCTAACCAAATTATTTTGAATATCTGCAAAACAACCACCAGTAAGGTCACTGTTTGAAAACAATCTTAAATTCCTAGCAGATAAATCGTCAACCGATTTAATCCAAATATAAATACTAAAATCAGTTGAAGTTCCAAAATTAAAATCAGACGTGTTTGGAACGCTTACTAAATTAGTACCAGCTGCAGCTGGGTTTACAAACCTTACTCCTGCTTTATCCAGATAAACATCAGTTGGAGTTCCATGATTATCATTACCACTCCAATCGCTATAAGTCCCACTTCTAAAATCCATATAAAGTTTTAATACGCCTTCAGTTTTTAATTGTTGGATTATGCTCATTTGTTATTCACCCTTTTTAGTTCGTTATTGTATAAGTCTTGGATTTGTAATGGTGTTAATTCAGAATTCCATACTTTACAAGAAGCTAATGAGCCTTGATATGGTTTAAATGGTGTAGCTGCTTCAATCCCAAGATAATATGTTGTAGTGTAATCATAACTAAACGCAGCAAGTGTATTTCTATATTCTCCATTTAAATATACCTTTAAATCTGTACCATCGTGAGTTACTACCCAATGAAGCCATTGGCCTAATTGAGTTGGAACATTTGCAACAACTGCATTATTTCCTGCATTATAAACCCTATAAGTCCCTGCTGATTCTTGAATTACCCATCCATCAGATTCTGGAGAATTATACCCAAAATTTATCCAAGTGTCACTTCCCAATAACCTATCTAACCTACTCATAATAGACACAGTATATTCACTCCCTGCTGAGAATCCAAGGTTGGGTAAAATTAAATAATCATTCGTACCATCAAATTCATAACCATTAATGTGTGTATTCTTAACTGGGTCAGAAGTTCCACCTGGCATTGTTGCATCGTTTCCATTTCCACTTACATCTTTAACTAATCCATTAGTTGGGTCATTATTAGCAAAATCCATCGGTAAATCCATAATTGATTCATTACGATAAGAATAAACCTCTCCATTATAAATATCGGTGTGCTCTTGTAATGTTAACATTTCACTAAACATTTTAACACTATGGATTGTTCCAATATATTTATTAGTTCCACCAATTTCCGAACCAATAGCAATTGCAGTATCAGTTACTCCTGCTCCTCCTCCACTACTTCCACCACTTAATTGAACTCCATCCAAAAACACACTTCTGGCTGAAGCACCATTAAAGCGTACAGTAATTGTATGACGACCACTGCTTAACGGAATTCCTGTTCCAGTAAATGGTTGGTGAGCATTATTCGCACCCATTCTAATTGTATCATCAGCATCAATTTTTATATATCCTGCTTCGTCATTAATTCCAGTTCCCCAATGTGCTATTACTTGAGCCGACCCTCTTCCAGAAATATGGGTTATATCAATATTAACACTATAATCACCCACATCACCCCAAGGAGCGTAATTATACAATAAACATTCACTTCCAGTTAAGACTAGTCCATTACTGAAAGTTGGAGTTCCAGTTATTGCTGCACCATTAGCGGCAACACTATTTGCATCAATTAATTGTTCCACAAATAAACAGCCTCTTCCTCTTTCAGCTGGTGTACTGTTCTTAGTTAGTAAGCTCATTTTATTCAATTGCTTCTCTCGGTGTTAGTTCGTCCACTTTAGCCATCATCTTTTTATGAATCTTAGCCACTTGTTGTTGTGTTAATCCAAGTTTGTGAGCAATAGCCGAATGACCATTATTCTTCGCCACTTCTTTTAATAATGGAATTGCTTTTTCCACATCAGCTTTAGTTAATGCTTTAACTGCTGCACTTTTAAGTTTAGCACTTTGCAAGTCTGATAATTTCTTATCGGACAAAGCTTCATCAATTACGTCTGCCATTTTATTGTCCTCCATCCTTAAATCCTGTTACCATTTTTCAACTCCTAAAATTTTAATTTTCCTTCAATTTGATATGTGTTTCCACCAACAGTGCTTTCAATTGCATAATCATTATGTCTCATAACGGGTGTGAAATCAGCAGTATATCTTGCAACTTTACTAACTCTTATCTCATCCATAAACCCTTGCAATTCTTCAATACGGGTTCCTGCATCCCAAGTTCTTGCACCAACCATTATCTCACTTGAATTACTACTTGTCATACTTAACGAATCAGATACAGAATGAACTTCTGCACCATTGTAAAAAAACTTTAAAGTTCCACTCGCCCTACTAATTGCTAAATGGTGCCAAGAATCTTTAACGAAAGTTGGAACGACTAAATCTGGAGTAACATAATCAGTAGTTGAGCCACCTGACCTAATAGCTAAGTTCATTCTTACTCCTGTTCCCCATACAGCAGTATGTCCAAATCCAAAACACCAATCGCCATTATGGTCTTCTAGTTCTCCTTGTGCCATAATCCGATAAACCTCAGAAGAAGAAGGAACATCTGTGTAATAAATCCAAGCTTCAACTGTATAATCTCCTGTTCCCAAATTAAAATCTGCGTGGTTAGGAATAGTTAAGTAATCTTCAACCTCGTCAAAATACATTGAACTAACATTTCCGTGTCTTAATGTCCTCATATGTTTAACATTACCATTCCCTGTTACGGTATGATTACTTGCACTTAAGTCATTAAAAGTTGTACTCTCGTGAGTTTCGTCTCCAATGACCAACAACACAGTATCTCCATCATTTCCAGTCACACTACTATCAGTCGGAGTAGGGATATTGGTAGCTCCAATCAATTCTCCATCTTTAAATCCCATTACCATCTTTTAACCTCATGCTTTTTTTGTAATAGTGACATCTATTGCACATTTCCAATTAATCGTTGCAGCTGCTCCAGTCACTTGAACTTCAATAGTTTGAGCTCCTATGTCCAATGCAAAATCACATGCCCAAGTAGCATCTGTTTCAATCGTGTTAAGACTTACTGTTGCTCCTTGTTGAGTCACATTCCCTGCTGTATTCCTATAAAACAATCCATGAATCTTGTAAACTGCCCGATTTGTCTCATCTGTTTCAACTGCTACCACATCAGCAGTAATGCTAACAACATCTCCAACTTCAATGGCAAACGAAGTCCATACTGGAGTTGGAGTATCATTTACAGTCTGTCTTGCACCGCTATCAATCAGTGGTCCACCACCATAACTCTGAGCTGGGTCTAATAAAAAAACTCCTTCAACTGCTGTATCTGAATTAATAATTGTAACACCTGTCCCTTTAGGACTAATTTCAATGTCAACATCTGCATCTCCACCGACAGTCGATATTATAGGAGCATTCCCGGTTGCCGCATTTGCAATCTGAATATTATTCACCGCTGAACCAGTTGCACTTATTCCAATCAATTCATTATCGTTAGTATCTAAGATGTCTGTTCCTGCAATCTTCAAATCAGTTGTCATTTCCGTAACACCAGTTCCTTTTGGTGATAACAAAATGTTAATATCTGCATCAGTCCCAGTTACTTCAATTCCAGGTGAATTCCCTGTTGCTGTAGCGTTAATTTCAACTCTATTAACAGAAGTATTTTCTACGTTGAAAGCTACACATTCTACCGACGAACCATTACCATCAACTACCTCAATGTTGTTATCTCCATTAAGACTCATTGAAGGACTACCATTTAAGTAAACGGGTGTTCCGAAAACTCTTGAGCTTCTTTTCATTTTTTATCCTCCTAATAAAACTTCTTCAAATAAATAGTCCAATCTGAAGTGTTCCCAGTTGTTGTTATTACTTTTACATTCACATACTTAAATCCATTTGGTGTATCTGCTACCCACATATCACTAGCAGTCAGTACTTGAGTTGCTGCGTTTTGTGTGTGAACACTGGATACTCCAAACAAAGCATTAGTTACATCTTGATAAGTGCAACTTCCTGGTGCAGTTCCATCATCTTGAACAGTAGCATAACAATAAACATCTCCTGCTCCTGCTCCTGCATCTTGTGTTAATGCTATTTGTAAGGTGAAGTACCTAAATCCATTCATGTCAAAATAGTAGTTGAATGTTCCATCTGTTGCATTTGTTACATTTGCTAAAGTTTCACTTACAAACTTCTCAGGAATTGGGTCAATCTCTTCAGTTCTTAACGATTGAGTTGACCAAGTGTAACCTGCGATTACTTGTTCACCATATAGGTTTGCTGTTGGTCTCGCTGCGTCACCACTCGCTACTGCAGTTATTTGAGAACTTCGAGCATCTAACATAGTCATTACTCCAGCAGTTCCTCCACTAGCTGCATTAATTACAGAGTCGTGTCCAACTATTGGTGTTGAACCACCTGTTGAATCAGTGAGCATATTATACTGAATTCCAGCTAAACTTGCTGCTGGTCTTATTGCATCTCCTTCTTGAACTGTATTTGATAAAGCACTTCCATCATAATCTTTGGCTTCTAACATTACTTGATTTCCAAAATTAGAAGCTGCTACATCGTGTTGGGCTACATTAATACTTTCAATATATAATGCTCCTGCATCATTTGTTGACAATGGTTGATAATCTCCATCTGTTCCAGCTAAAGCACTTGGTGTATCTTGTCTAACAGTTAAAGGCATTAAACCAATATCACCAGTTGTGTGAGCTGTATCTTCTGCATAACCAGTTAAACTTCCTGGCATAGTTAAAACATCAACTTGAACATGACCACTAGCGTCAATCAATCCATATCCTGCACCAGAAACTAATTGGTCAGTAGAATAAGTATAAATATTGTCAATTGTAACTCCTGTAACAGTAAGTTCGGTATCAACCATTAACTTACCTTCACTGTTTAATTGTAAAAAACCATAATCTCCATTAGCTAGGGTTGGTGCTGAACTGTTATACTGTCCTGCTCCAACTTGTCCATAACCTAGAGTAATTTCATTTTCAGCAGCAGTTTTATTATGTTCTACTAAGCTTGAAAACTTCCTATCATTTAAAGCCATTTTATTCCTCCTAAGTTGGTATTATCATCTGCTGGTATTGAGTATCCCTCGCAGCCACTATAATGTTATAATATTTATACACGTCTATAAATACTCTTTAAATAAAAAAAAATATTTATAGATTCAATCTGGTACTACCGCTGCAACTGCTGCACCTATTTGACTATGTGCATATGCCATCCAACCAATAGTATCATTTACCTTAATTACTGTAACAACTTCTGTGTCAGTCATAAGATATTCTTTTGTACCATCACAATCTTCTGAATTGATTTCTTCTGCACTTGTTGCTGGTGTCCTTAACTCAAAATTGGTTCCTGCATCACAAAGAATTGTAATTTTATGCCCGTTAGGTACATCTGCTAAAGATGGTAAGATAATCCAATCATTTGCATCGTTTGTTACTGCTGCAACTGTAATACTTGTTCTTCCTGCGGTGATTGCACTACCTGAACCAGAATCTGCTGCTGGTGTTACTGTTTGTGCGGTTTCTACGAGTCCTGCTTTGAACTCCCATAACCTATTTTCTAATTGACTTATTCCAAATGCCATTTTATATTTCCTCCATCACGATAAATTAAAACGTGGTAAATGTTTTGTTTAATTAAAAAAAAAATAAATAATTAGCATTCACAATTAAGCGAATGCTCCTGGGTCAGCTCTTCCAACAATCTCAATTATTCGAGTATCGTTATCAGTTCCTGCTGCGATTGTCACAGTTAAAACACCTGCACTTACTGCACTTGTATTTGCTTCGGTTGTGATTACACTTCCATCGGTTGTGTGTACCCAACTTGAAACAGATAACAAACCAGTTGCTGCAATACCATAAGATGATAATGTGATAGCAATTGTGTTAGTCGCATCAGTTGTGTTCGGACAAATGAACATAACCCTTTTTAGTTCTGCGTTAGGAACTTCTTCCCACGCTTTCAAAATACTTCCTGCTGCCATTTTTTATTTTCCTCCTTATACCAGTCCGTATCGCATTACCATACTTGCTTCGAAATTAACAACCATTGTACCATACCACTTAATCATATACTTCTGACTATCATTGGTTTTAGCTAATTCTTCGAAAGTGTAATCTTGCAATACTGCTAAGAATACATACCTTGTATCAAGGAATAATATTCTTTTACTGTTGGCTGTTGTTGGCATATACCTATCTTTAATGAACAATACTCCGTCAAACATAAATGCGTCTGGAATACCGAAGTCCATTTGAGCACTAGGTCTTTCAACATTTCTTTGGAAGTCCATTAACAAACCTTTCAAATAATTAAAAGTATCTGCATCTGTTACTGCCAAATCAATCAAACCATTAGCATTAAATGAAGTTGCTAAGTCTTCTCTAACTTGTGCCAGAGTAGGTCTTGTGCTAGAGTTATCAGTAGTGTTTGTACTGATTGTTTGAATTAATCCTTGGAATCCTGCAGGGTCTGTTGTAGTATTTCCATTGATAATTTCATTCTCTAAAGCTTCATTCATACTTGCTGTTTTTACTCTTAAATCTTCTGCCATTAAGTTGATGATTGTTTGTCCAGCGGTTGCTTGACCAGTTACTCTTCCTACAGCGTATAAATAACTCATACTTGCAGTTCCAGTACTTCTTGTATCAACTTGTTCACTTAAAGATGCGTCTTCAAGTAAGAAAGCAGCTCCTGCTTTAGCAGATATAATGTTATATACATAACTCCTTCCTCTAATTGCCTTTCTTGGTAATAATCTTACCAAAGGTGTTTCTCTCACTGTCCTGTCAACGATTGACGGGTCAACAAAAGGTGGTAACATGCTATATCCAGTATATGTTCCTCCGATTGTGGAAGGTACTGAAGGTGCTTTAGTTAACATACTTTTTTGTAATGCTTTACCAATACTTGTTAATGATTTGTCACAAGCTTCTTTACTGCCATCGTATCTTTTACACATACCAGGGTAGTAAACTTGTTCTTCGCCAATTCCAGCTTTTCCGAATTGGTTATCAAAAACAGCACTAGCTTCTGCATTACTCATATCCATTGCTCCAAATGCCATTTTATTTGTCCTCCTATTTGTACTTCATAGCTAATTGTTTCTCGATTGTAAAATCGGAATCATCAACTTGTTTAGTTTCTACAGCGTTAGGTTTTTCAACTTCTGCTTTCAAAACACTCTTTTCCTTAATTTCTTTTAACTGCTTTTCTAACTCAATAATTTTAGCTTTAGCAGCATCTACTTCTGCTTGAAGGTCATCCTTTTTAGATTCTTCAGCTTCTGCTTTTGGTTCTTCTTCAGGTTTAGCTTCCTCTTCGGCTGGTTTCTCTTCAGCTTCGGGTTTTGCTTCTTCCTTTGGAGCTTCCTTTACAGGTGCAGATTCTTCTACAGGTTTCTCTTCCACAGGAGCATCCTTAACAACAATTTCATCTGTCATTTTAGTTTCCTCCTTGTTAATATCAAACTCTTTCGCAACAGCTGAAAAACTAGCGTTACGATTGCTTTGAATGGGAACGATTGTTGCTTCAACAATCTCGGCTTTCAAGAATCCAGTTCTTGTTTCACCATCAATTTCTTTTTCAATAGTTTCATTTGGAATTGCTCCAATACTAATCCCTACACCCATACCGTTCTCAAGTGCTTCCTCCACTTGTTTCTTAATCTGACTCGCTAATGGGTTCGCTTCTTTACTAAAAAAGAACGGGTTAGCGGTTAAAGCATGTTTTTTACCTTTACTAATTAACTTTTTATTCTTCCAACCACCAATGAATTTCTCCATTTTATTCTCATGGTTAGCCAACATTGGCAATGGACTTCTTTCTCTAGCCCAATCTTCCAATAATTCTTTGGTCATAAATTCTTCATCTCTGTCCAAGCTATTATCAGAAAGGATTCCTAGAAATTCTCCACCAGCAGTTTTGGTTACTGGCATCCACATCTTAATCTTTTTTTCCATCTTATATAACCTCTAATGCTATTAAAGTATTTAAATAATATTTAATCTTCCTGAACAAATTGGATTATGGACCTACAATTTGGGTGAGCTGGTGGAGTATCGAATTCAAAATATTTACCATTAACTGATGCTTTAAAGTTATCATCTAACTCAACAGTGTCCTCATCTAACTCGAGACATATCTTACTTGTCCTATTATCTTCAAAAGCATTCCATTTCTTTTTTCCTTTTAATCCACTATCTTTGTACGCGGCAAGTTTTCCTTGGTTCACGAAACGATTGCTCTCTGTTCTTGCTATTTTCATCGCTCTCCCCTCAGTAACTTCACCAGTCACTCTCTTTCCGCCCTTTTGTTGAACCATAATATCTTTAACTTCATTTTTGATTTCCTTTAGCGAGGATTGGTCGGTGATTCCTTTAGCAACTTTTTCTCTGATTTTATCTTGCACATCTTTGGCAACTCCTTTAATTCCATTCCATCGTTTGCCTTCAATACTAAATCCATCAAGTTGTCTTTGTGTTAATGCTTCTGCCTTTTTCTCAAAATTAATCCCAACACCAATATCAACTTTTAATTCTTTTTCTGCTGCTTCTGTTCCTTGTTTGAGTGTCGCAGTTACAACCGCTTTTAATGATTCAAAGAATCCTGCAGTATGTATTGTATTCATTAACCGCATTAAGAACTCTCCGAATGTCTTCTCAATGCGGAGTTTAGGATTGGATTTTGACAGAAATTCATCGGAGAGCGTGTCATCAATAAAACTCATTATTTCTTTTTCCCACTTATTGAATTCTTTTTTTAAGAAATCTGCATAATCTTTTGCTTCTTCTTGGATATTTGGGACTTTTTTTTTTAATTCCTTCTTCTCTTCTCTTTTGGTTCTTTCCTTTTCCTTATCTTCTTCTTTAGGCTTTTCTTCTTTAGGATTATCTTTATCTTCTTCGTCAGGTTGATTTTCTTTAAACCTATCTTGCATTTCCATAGCCATAGGTTGGTCGCCCCATTTAACTGGGTTTAAACCTTCTTGGCTTCTAAGTTCGTTAATTGTGATTACTCCTGCATTTAATTTAGCCATAGCTTGGTCGTGTTTAATCTTTTCCGCTGTGTCGTCATTAGGAAAGAATTTAAATTTAATATCATCATTTCCCGTAATGTCTGGAATAATCTCTCGGTTAATCTTTTCTTCAATTAGAATTAGGTAAGGTTTAATAGCGTTTTTGATACTGATTCGTTCTTGACTCTCTCCAGTGCTTCTGTTACTGTTCTCATAAAATCCTACTTCTTGAGGGCTTAATCCATAAGCTGCAAAGCAAACGTGGAAGTACCATTTCTGTCCTTCGAGCCATTCCATATCTTTATTATTCATTCCTAAAGGAGTAAATGTAGCATCACTATTATGAATAACTAGTTTATGTGCTTTACCTTGGCATTGTTGTGCCCAACCTTTTTGGAATCTTTCTAAGTTTTCTAATTCTGTATTAACACTTAATATACCATCAGGGATTGCATTATTCTTGAAGAACTCTTTATTAAATCTAGTTGATTGAATCATTACTTCAATCTCTTGTTGGATACTTTGTAATGGACTCCACCCATAAGGGTACTGGTCTGTATTATTTCCTACTTTACCATAAATAATATCATCACGCTCAAAGAATAAGGGTTTGTTAGTTGGGAACTGAAAACTATATTGGTACATTCCTTCAATAATGCCATACTTATCAGTTTTGAATAAGAATTTACCACCATCGTGAGCAAATAATTCTTTTAACTCACCGGCACCATTTCTTCCTTTAACAATAACACCAGCGTCGAGGTCAAGAACATCATCCATAAACATTCCCCATAACTCCCAGAATGTTTGCTTGTTTCGGTTAGGGTATTTTAAGAAAGTTTTAATTTGTTTAATTTGTTCAGAATAATCTGTTTCGTCTTCTTCATCGGTTGGTATTACATCCCAGTCAATGCTCATAATCTGTTTCTTAATGGCTGCTTTAACCATTTGAACCCATGGACTTTTAGCATATTGTCTAAGCTCTAACAAATTAGTATTACGCGGAACTCCTAGTTTTGCTGTCCAGAACCAAGACGGTAATAGTGCCATGCTATCTTCAGCAGCGAGTTCGCTTCCGCTGAATAGCCTTACTTCTTTTGAAAGAAAGGTCTTAGATTTTTTATACCAGTCGAGTACGCCCATGATTATGAAAACCCTGCCAAGCTTTTACACTTGGTGGGAAAGAGGTGATTTTCTCAGCCCTTCATTACTAAAGTAGCCAAATCAAATAGTATTAAACATCTTATAGTATTTAAATAATATTATAAATTCAAACAATCCAGTGGAATCATGCTAATACACCCATCTTTATCAAAGAATCTGTAAGGTTCTCCTTCTATGGTTCTGCACATAACAACAACTCCATAATATTCGTGCTCTTCACCAATCATCCATTTCATTATTTTAGCCCATAAAGAACCCGTAACTCCTACCCCTGAGTCCATGTGCTGCACAAGCAAGAGCATCAACAAAGTCATCATGCCCTCCTTCACTATGATGTAATTTCAAGTGTCCACTTGCTGTTACTTCATACCTGAAATCTTTTAGTTCAAAGATTAACCGCTTGTGCTGCGGAAAAATAAGATTACCTTGTTCCATGTTAAGTTTTAAATTACTAAATATATCTTCTTTATTTTTTAATGTAAACGTTAAGCCTACAACTATATCAGCTGCTGAATACTGCTGATTATAATTAGTCATTGGTGTTTTACTTTTAGGAGTGTTTAAATCTTTTGCTAACACATCTACTACGCCTGCACCTAATCCTGTTTGGTCACATATAATCTTTTTAAACTTAAACTTTTGGTGTAAGAATTTAATGTAGTCAATAGCTTCATCCATTGTGTTCTTCTTTAATTCTTTTAAATAGATTACTTTATTCACTTTACTTTGTTCTATTATAATAAATACACTACTATCTTGTCCCATTCTAGCAAGGTCAGCGCCTAGAATGTACTGTTTGCCACTGTCTATAATATCAGTGTCTAATAGTAACTTATAATCACTTATGCAATTCTCTATTAATTTATGATTAAAGTATGCATCTTCATCTGCTATGAAATTAGCCATGTACTCTGTATCAAATTCTAAACTACTTAACTGCATTTTTTGTTCATCAATAAACTCTTGAGTGAAGTGTTTAACTTTAACAGCGTCTTCCCATGTGTACCTGTGACTAATATAATTGTCATCTTCTTGAAAGCTTCTATAGAAGTGGTTCATTCCAAATGGAGTACTTATTTTTATTATCTTACCATTTGTCGCAGCGACCATTGGTAATAGAACCTGGTTCACAATACTGTCCTTTATGTAAGCTGATTCTTCTAGAATTAGAACGTTTGCTGTCATTCCTCTTATGTTCTTTCCGTCGTCTCCTGTTGGGAACGCACTTATCCTGCTCCCGTTCTTCATTACCATTTCTCGTTGTGTACTGGATAGAATTTCCATTCCAACGTATGCGTTTTCGATAAAGTTTCGGATTTTCGCAAACAACTCTCCTGCCTGTCTGTCCGTTGGTCCAACTATAATGATATGCCGTTGCGGTTCTCGTAGTGCCTCCATAACAGAAAGAATACTTATAGTCATGCTCTTTCCTGTTTGACGACAGAAAGCTCCACATACTCTTTGCTTTGTTAAACAATCTTGTAAAAATTTTAATTGAAACCAATATAATGTCACCCCGAAAAAATCTTTAACTATCTTCTTCGTCTTGTAGGTCTTCTTTTGTGATTCTGCAGCCATCTATAACCTCTGTCCAGTTAATAACATGATGAACGTTTTCAGTATGAATCTTTTCTCCATGAGCGGCTTTGTGCCATCTCTCTTTCATGTATGCAATGTTACCATAAGCTTTAATATTGCCTTCTTTCAAATGGTGCTCTTCAGCCACTGATATATGTTTACCCCAATCAATTAAGCTTAATTCCGGACTTGCTACTTTAAGCATTAATTTGTCAATCATATCTTTGCTGATTAACGGGTTTTTTAAAATGCGAAAAGTGGCTGCTAATTTCTTTTTATCTGACCTAACTAACCCTCCTTTTCTTGCATTTGCACGCTTGACCAGCTTATCACCAGGTTTGAATTGAGTGGCTTTATTAGGAAAAGGCATTACAATACACACCCATCCGTAATGTAATATTGATGTTTTGTGTGGTTGTTGAGCCTCCTGCAGAGCATTGGTTTGTTGTTGTGAATGTCACATTTGTTATCCGTTAAGTGTGGGCATTTCATTGGGACTACAATCCTGTAAGTTCTATTTGGAAGTTGTTCTACTTTACACCCATGTGCTTTATAGTATTCTTTGAATAAATCTGTTAATATTTTTTCTTTGAATACTATGTTCCTGCAACAACTGGCTTTACAGTTTTTTAGGTTTGCTAGGCAGTCGGGTTGTTTTGGTTTTACTTTCTCCATCTTCTTGTCTTGCCCATTCGATTAGTTCTTGCCTGAAGTTTTCTTCTATCGTCCATGTGCTTCTTGCCCCATTTAGTATTACTCGTTTGAGTTCTTCTAAATGTTTATCCTTAAATGGTAGTTTCATACTCATTTTTTACCCCTGTACCCTTTTTCAATTCCTATGCTCCATAACATTAGGAATGCTGAAATTAAGATAAGTCTCACTCCTAGTGACCAGTTAAGGAAATAAATTCCAACAGGAAATCCAATCGTAGCTATTAATGCTAGAATTGTTGAAATCCATCGGACTGAATCGTTTTTCTTCTTCATAATTTATCGAACTCCTGTTTTAAACTCATTATTAAAGGATGATTCATTTCAAGCTTATGTGCAGTTGCTAATGGTGCTAGGATTTGGTTTTGTGCCATAATCTTACCATTGCTGTCTTTCACATCAATTAGAGAATATCCTCTTTTTGCTTTTTCTGCAATAACTACTTTCTTCATTTCAGCTAGTAATTCTTGGTTCAATGGTGCTAGTGCCTGGACATAATCTTGATTGAATTTTAGCAATCTGTCATTTTGTTTGCTTAATGTTTCTAGGTTTTTCTTGAACATATCTTCTTCAATTTGTTTTTCTAGTTGTTGCTTTTGTTGTTCTTGTTGTTTCATTTGGCCGTGTAAGCTTTGTTGGTCAAGTACTGCTTCTCCTACTTCCATTGTTTTAATAACTGTTTGCGTAGTTTTAATTTTTCCATCTACGACTTCTACTTTAAATTCATTTTCTGCATCCATTTTGGAGTACCTCGTTTAGTTTTTTTAGTTCTTTTACTTGTAATAATCCTATTATTAAATCTTGGTTACTAGCTGCGAAAGCAGGGTCATTACGTAATTGTTTATATTCAATCAAGGCTTCTTCTAGTTTATCATCTGTTTTTCTAATAGAAAAATAGGATATAGCAGGACCGAATTTGTTTACTGTAACGTTTTTAGAAACTAAAGTGTTTTCAGTGATTAATTTGTTGATAGCTGCTCGAGCGCTTTGGTAATTTATTTTTAGAATTTTACTTAAGTCATCAGCGCTGAAAAACGCATTAGGGTTTTTGTTTAAAAAATCATATATCTCTTTTTTACCCATTTATACACCTCTATATCATTGAAAGTATAATAACTTTATATACTTTTCTATTTTTTTATGATATTATTTAAATACTAGTAATGCTTTTTAGTTAATTACTAGTTTTAACTTTTTTTTTATTATTAATATAACTATTAAATAAACTTTTAATAATTCTCTTACTCTCACACCTGTTACTAGCGAAAAACACATTAATCCTGTACTTAACATGTAAAGTGAACAATATTTTAAGAATCACGTAACCTTTCATTCTAGAAAAATAACTGCCCTTGAAATCCTTTTTTTGAATTTGAGTGTAAGTGCCATCAATGACAATAGCAAAGTATTCAAGACCTAGTGATTTCATTAATTCTTTTTTAAATCTTTTATGACCTCCTGATAATGTTCCAAACAAGTCCCCTAGTGATTTTCTTTCTATTGCTATTTGATTCTCGTATCCTTTAATACTATAGTCACCAATGTCTAATTTCTTTCTTTCAATCTTTTTTGTCCACAAGGGCAATTGCTCCCTTGTATCTACCACTATTGTATATTCGTCCATGTTGACAACTCTTTTTGTTTATTTCTTGTTTTAATAAAAGGATTTATTTCTTGCCAGAATTTATCTAGCACTATATCTCTAATGCATAGTTTATTTTCATTAAATTCTTTTAATGTGCAAAACTTTTTGCTCTTGCCTGTTCCGAATACAGTGTTAGGAATCAAGTTATGTTGTCCTTTACCATATTTTTCTGCAAGGTTATAGAACAAGTTTGTTTTGCAATTATACTTGTTTAATTCTTTTAAATTAAATTCTTGTTCTACTATAGAAAAATTGTTTCCTATTTCTTCATCTATTACGTCCTTGATGTATCTCCACTTGAATTTAACATTGTTATTGTCTATTATTTCTTTTTTAATATACTTGTTAAAAACTAGTACTCCTAGTTTAGATGCATTGCTTTTCATTAATGGTAAGCCTTTTAGTTTTAGTTTTCCTGTTTTTGTAACGTATAAATAGTTTTTCTTTTTTAATCCAGGGAAGTACATTAATCTTATTTCATCATCTATTCCCATGTCAAACGTGTCTTGTTGGAATGGTACAGATTTTTTTATTTTGTTAATAACACTTGTTTTAATCATCATTAGTCTTTCTTCATCATCGTAAACATCTTCCATGTATATACTGTCAGTGTCACTGTATAATACTTTGTATCCTGCTTCAGTAAACATTTTTCTTCCTAGTTTTATTGATTCTCTAACGAATAAAGTGCAGTCCTTGGCAGTGTTAATATTAAATACGTTTTTGAATACAGGATTTCCGCAAATACCATATAATGTATTCAAGATTATTTTTAAGGCTACTTCTCTAGGGTCTTTATTTTTTTTATATTCTAGTCTTAGCATGTATAAGTCCTTGATTACTTTACTAATAATGTTTAATTGTTTAGTACAGTATTTACCGCTTAACTCGAATAATTCACCACCGTCATATTTTTCTTCTTTAGTGCAACACGTGCACTTGTTTCCGAATAAGTTTAACATTATGTAAGCGTGTGGGTAAGCGCTGTTAAAGTCTAAACAATAAATATTTCCTGTTATGAATTCAGTGGCCGGTATACTAACATAGCCTCCTTCAAAGTTTAAGTCTTCTTGCTTGTATTTTTCACGGTCTTCATCATTTAGCCATTCTTCTTTTAATCCTGTTAAGTGACAAATTGCTTTGTATGCATACGTTCCAGGACTTGACATTAACCATGACCATTCTCTTATATCTATTTTGTTCATGTATTCCCTGTAAAAATAAAAGTAATTGTACAAGTATTCAAATAATTCTTTTGTTACTTCAATGTCTTGTTGTCCATACTTGAATATTAATTGTATTTCTTCACTTGAATGATTTGGTTTTTTAAGCATGTCGTAATCAAAGTCATCTATTTTTTTATTTTTTAAGTCTAATGCCTTGGCAATAACAGATAATGATTTCTTTTTGAAACCGCCGTATTTGATTAGTGTTCCTCTTCTTTTAATTATTTTTAGTAAATCAATAGGTTTAACATAATTGTATTGTTTAGCGTAAACTCTAGAAATTATTTTAGTATCAAATTCATCACCATTGTATGTAACGTATACCTGGTGGGAATCTAGTATTTTTTGAATTTCTTTTTTGTTATCTTTAAACATTAAATTATAATACTTGTCTTCACGGTATGAATAACCGTGAAAACTTATAATATTACAAGTATTAATGTCTAAGTCATCTGTTTCTAAATCAAATACAAGTATGTTTTTATTCTTCATTTTAGTTCTGCCTCTAGTTTCTTGAACTTTTTAATGTGGCTGTAATCATCTTTTGGTTTAGGATGAGAGAACTTTATGTTTGACCAATCCTTACCTATTTCTTTTAATTTTTCTTGGTGTAGTTTGCTTGGTGGATACGTGTTCAAGTTCATTTTTTTATCAATAGCGTTAATGTAATGCCATTCTATTATTTCAGTTGGTATTTTTAAGAAAGGATATACTTTTAAGATTTCTTTTCTTATTAATAATGCTACGATTCTATCACTTGTTGGTTGGCATTGAACTCCTAATCTTACTCTAATGAATCCAAGGAAGTCTTTTATGTTTCCGCTCATGAAGTACTTGCATTCTTTCGCTCTAGGCATGTAATGTCTTGCATCATAGAATGTTAATCCTTCTTTTAGTGCATCATCATATAATGAATTCATTTCATTACAAATCTTGTGTGCTCTTTCTAGTAAATGAGGTTTTTCAATGAATGCATCATTATCAAGTATGTCATGGTTTGACATGCTTACAGGGTCTGTTGACTGTGCAGAGAATGAAAACATTCTGTGTCTGATAATATGTGTTACTGTTGTTAAGTCTAATCCTTCTATGAAAAAAGTTAGTCTAACTGTTTCTAGAGCTGTTGGTAATGTTCTTCCTTCAAACATTTCATGAACGAGTTCTTCTCTTGTTAAATTTCTATCTTTCATGAACTGGTCAAGGTCATTATAGTTTTCTAACCAGGTAATGGAACAGAATTCAGGAATATATTTTTTTAATCGTTCCATGCTAGGATAATCTACTAGTGTTACTTTTATATTTTCTAAATGATTTTTAAATTTCATTTTTTAATGCCTCCTTTATGTGTTGAACTGTTGCTTCTTCTGTCATTAATGAAGTGTTCACTGATATATATTTCACGTTACAATCATTAATGTAGTCTATTGCTTTTTCAAAACATTTTAAGTCTTTAGCTATATTTACTTTTTCGTGCTTTGCTATCTTGTATCTTGTTTCAAGGTCTTGTTTATCAGCGTGTAAGTAAACAATAATAATATTATCAATATTATTTAGTAGCCAAGTCTTAATACTTTTACTGACTTCTCTTTTATATCTAAAACAATATGCAAGGTATGATAAAAAAAGTCTATCACAAGTTAAGTGTTTGTAATTTGTTTCTTTATCAAATAGTTTATGTATTGTTGTTTTTCCTACTTTGTCTACTCCCTCAAATACTATTAATTTTAATTTCATTTTTGTGCACCTTTTAGTTCTGTGTATAGTCTAGCTATTGCTTTTCTTGTTTCTCTTTTCACTCTAGGCATATAAAGATTATTTCCTAGTCCTATTTCTGTATTAGTATATTGCATTACGCTTAGTGCATCTGCTAGTTTTACAATTAAGCCTTCAACTGTTCTTTTATTATTAAAATCATTTAATAATTCCTTGTACTCTGGGTATTTTTCTTTAATAATATTGTTTTCTATTTTAGTAGCTACCTCATCTAGTTCTTTGTACTTATCCTTGATATTTCTTGGTATGTCACTAACCCATATTTCAAAAATATCATGTGTTATTGCCATTAGTAATGCTTTTTCTAAATTAAACTGGTATGTCTTGTGTAGTCTTGCTACTATTAAAGAAACAAAAAAAGAGTGCTCAGCTACTGATTCATTTGTTATTCTTGATAAGTTATTAAAACGAATTATGTTTTTTAAAGCGTATAACTCCATCATTTCTTCTTCTATCATTCTATTTCACCTACATAGTCTAAGGTATAGTTTTCATCTTGTAAATAATTGTAGACTATAAGTTTTAGAACCGTTAATGATGTTGCTACGCCTATTCCGCTTTTTGATAGCATTAAGTTAAAGCCTCCTTTTAGTCCATCACAGTAATAAATTATTGGTTTGTTATTTGAAAATGCTACGCCGCATTCAAATATTGTTCCCATGTCTTTATCTCTAGTGTTTGCTATTATAAAGTCTGCTTTTTTAATTTCATTAACGTTTTGATTAAATGTTTTAGTTTTGTCTTCTTCAGAGTTCATTGAACTTACTAAGCATTCATCTTTTGGACTAAAAAACACTACATCTAACTCTTTTAATATATGTTTTATATTAGCTAAATCATTGGCTTGTTTTTCATTAAACCACCCTGAAGCAATATAAGCTGTTTTATTCACCATTTTTTATCCTCCTATAGTTTATACTAAATAAATAAAAAAAGTTAATACAGTGAGTTTAAGCACTGTATAAACTGATTTTATTTACTAGTTGTTGCCTTAATTTCTTTGCTAACTATTCCATAAGCGCAACTCAAAGCTTTTCTCAAATCACCTAGTTCTATATTAGGCTCTTCTCCTTTAATACCATCAATTGCTTTGCTAGCTAACAACTGTTTCATTTCATTCTTCATTTTAGTAACCCTCCTCTTTTCGTTTGTTATTAATCTCATTCTTCATGAGAAATAATTCTTTCACTTCTAAACTAGTCATTCCTGCAGCTAATGACAAATTGATTACAAAATGCCATAAGTCAATAATCTCTTCTTTAAACTTAGCTTGGTGAAATTCTTGTTGTTTCTTCCATGGTTTCCATGGAGTCTCTCTAAGTGCTTCCATTAACTCGTCCATTGCAGCTAGTACCATCATATTAATATATTCTTGGTTACCTACAATTTTGAAGTCTTCACCTTGTAGCTTAGTTTGTAGTGCTATTTGTTTTTGAAACATTTCATGCAAACCATCTGTTAATTCTTCCATTTTATTTACCTCGTAGTAAAGAAAAAGGGGTAATAACCCCTAATTCATTGCTATTTCTTTTACGCTGTATTGTGTGTCAAATCTATCACCAACTTTCAAAATACTCAATTTTACTTTATCAGCTGGTGTTTTACCTTCTAATATAGGTCTTAGTTTCTGTTTAAGTCTTCTACTACTAGTCGTAAACTTTTTATCAGATGTTTCTTTACCATCTTCCTCTAATACATCAGACTGCAGCTCGACTTGTTCCTTGTCAAATTTTTTCACTTTTTCAAAGTGTATGTTAGTTACAACAAGCACTTTTTCTTTGTCTGCTTCTAATTTAACAAACCCGTCGCTTGCAATTGCGTCGTCCCAACTTATTTCTTCTGCCATTTTAGTGGCCTCCGTCTTGCTGAACTCTTATGGTTCCGCTTTGACTATAATATCATCACACGCCCTGGCTTTGGTTCATATATAGCACCAGCTTTAATTAGCGATGTAATGAAGGTATCGATATTCTGTTTAAAATGTACAGCAATATCTTCTATTTCAATTAAGTGACTTTTACTTGATTTTATGAATTTCAAAATATCTTCTGACCTTAAAATTTTCTCACTTTTGGCTTTTGAAAAACCATTGTTTAGTGACGGACGGTTTTTAATTAGCGCCCCGGGCTGATTTTTTAAGGTCTGTTTTTCATTTTTATATATAAAAACAGCAGGGACCTTAAACCTGTTTTCAGAATCATAGTAAAATTTACAATCATCAATATTGATATTTTGATATGATTTTGATTTTGAGTTTAAGGTCATGTGTTTTAGTAAAGCTTCACCATCAGGTAATTCTATCAAATCTAAAGCTTTTTCCTCGTTTAAAGTATATAAAGTAGTTTTACCTAAACTCTTCTCTGAATTTAAATATCCAAGGTTTTCTAAGTGAGCTAGTTGACCATGCCAGTGAGTATGACTTTTACCAATTAATCTTTGTAAATCATACACACTAAAGGAATCCTTCCATGAACTTTTCTTTAGTAATGTAATAATATCTATTTGTTGAACCGTTAATCCAGAAAACGTAGCGCCTAGAATATTATGAGAATATTGTTTAGCTATATCATAATCAATAATATCACACTTTATAAACTCTTTTCCTTCAATTTCAATGATTTCTCGTTGTTTTTGATGTAAATAAGCACTACACTTGATAAGAGTAATAAACTTCATGTAATCCCGTCTCGCTCTAACATCATTAGTAGGAATCTTCATGAATTCCTCATCTAAAAAATTAATAATAAAATGATAAGGTTTAAGCTGCTTTAAAGCATCTCTAATGGTTCTTATTTCTAGCTCATTATTACTAAGTATTCCTTTATTTAAGTCAGTCTGGTGCTTTAAAATCATCCTGGTTTGATTCTCTGACACATCTAAACTTATTAACCAGTTTCTATTATTTAATTGGTCTCCTACCATTCCTTCTGCTTGACAAGTTAAAAAACAAGGTTGGCCTTTAGTTGTTTTACGAACTTTGCTATTAACTTCAATGCCTTCTTCATTAATAACCTTTTCAACAGTATCAAAAGCTAGTTTACCTTCGCTCATCCATACCCTTAATTGAGAAGTATTTTCATCTAATCCTTGCATTTCTTCTACAAATAATATTTTACCATCCATATTTTCTTCAGTATAATAATTAATAACAGATTTTGACATTCTAGAAATAACATGATAATCCTCACCTTCGATTCCAAAAAGCTTTAAAATCTTTTTAGCCACGTATGTTTTACCTGAAGATGAATCAGATGCTAATATAATATTTTGGCTCATCGGGTCACTTGGAATATTCCAATCAATCATACCTGTTTCTGAAGGAAAGTCTTTACTAAGTAATAATAAAAATATAAGCATTTTAATATCGTCTTCACCTACTATCTCATCATCAAGAATTTTTTTAATCTTTTGTAATAGTTTAGAAGAATTTAAAAAATCATTAGCTTTTTTATTTTTAGCACAACAAAATTCACAAACAGAACTATCATGTACTCCTAGTTCATCAAGTTGTGAACAATTCCAGAATACTTTTTCTTGAGCATAAACCCAGTTCATCCAGTTTTCTGCTTCATGTAATGTAAACTTATGACCTACTTGGTCACAATTATTAACGTATTCATCTAATATTAATAGTGTTTCTTTCTTTGGTAACTGGTCAATTCTACAAGCAACTGAAATTAAAAAAGCTCCTTTACTTCTATTTCCTGAATCAGTTCCTTCTTTTAATTTTAGAATACTATCCATTTCAGAATACTTAATTTTTAAATATTCATTTTTGAAAGGTTCAATTTTTGTGTCTTTACAAGTTTTTATAAAATTAGAAAGATAAGAACAAAGCTCTATAATATCAATATCAAAAGATTCAATTTGAACAGGGTACTTAACATGCTTTAATTCATTAACACTTATTTTTTTATTATTGAAAGTATCTTTTGAAATATATGTTTTGTAAGTAGTAGTATAAGATTCATCTGGTTTCTTAGTAATTTTTCTTCCACCACAATCTCGTATTAAATGTGAGGACCCTGCAAAGTAATCAAATTTAATTACTTGGGAGTCAACATATTTACCCCTAAATTTTTCATCAATACCTGCTTCTTCAAGAATTAGATTCCAAAACCATAATCTTATATGTTTCGGGATAAAGCCATAACTGTTTGCTTCTTTTAATAATTCTTTATGTTTAGTGTTTGTTGCTATTAGTTTATTAAAATAGATATGAATGTGAATTCCTTTGCCACCTGTTGCATAAATATAATAAGGTATGTTTCTATTTTCTAATGCTTCAACAACTAATTTGGCTTTATTATAATTTTTTATGTAAGAGCTCCAGTCAAAATCAAAAACAATTTCATTCATTAGAACATTTCGTTCATCATGAATCTCGTATTTTCCATAACTATAACGGTATCCTGGTTTATATCCGAGGTCATCTGATTTTTTAATTAATGCAGCGACTTGGATTGGAACCGTTGAAACGGATTTTAATTGTTCAATATATAGTTGTTGACCATTCAATTTAACACCTCTTTAGTAAATATTATTTAGCCCATAGAGCTAAGTACTTTCCATGCTTTCCTTTTTTGGCTTGCATGATTATTGTCGAATCTTCTTTTGCTTCTATATAATTAATTAGCTCGATTGGAATTGTTACTGCTTTTGAGCCACCTTTTAAGCCTAATTTTCGTTCAAATGTTATTTCATCTTGCATTTTTGGTTTCCTCCTTAATATTAATGTAATTTATGATTCTAAGCTCCTTTATAAATATTATTATTATACGTTGTATATATTACAGAATATATACAAAATATAATAGAAAGATATATAAAGTAGTACTGCTTTCTATATCTTATAACAAATAAACAACAAAGATTGTTTATTTACGAGGTCTGGAAAAATGAAATGTGAAATATGTAAAAAATCTGAAAAGTTAATAAAAACAAATTTAGCTAAAATTTGTGATAAATGCTTTTTATTATTTTTAGTAGAAAAAAAATTTATTTCTCAAAAAGAATATAAAAAAGAATTAAATGAATTAAAAATGCGAGGTCTGGAAAAATGAAAACACAAAAAACAAAATATGTAATAACAAAAAAATGCTTTG